GCGCCGTGAAGCCGACCGAGGAAGAGGCGAAGCAGATGGCCGAAGCCGCGGCGAATCAGCCGCCGGACCCGCAGGCGCTCTACCTGCAATCCGCCGCAGCGGAGATGCAGGCGCGCGCGATGAAGGCGCAGGCGGACACCGCCCTCGCGGTCGCGAAGAGCGAGGAGACCAAGGCGAAGACCGTCGAGACGCTTGCAAGCGTCAACATTTCCGCGCAAAGTCAGGCTATCAAGACGGCGGAAGCGATAGCGCGAGCAACTACCGCGCGACCCGCCCCGCAGTCGTAAGGGCGCCGGCGACCCTATCGCCGAGGCAAGGGAACGTGATGGACATCGAAGAGCAGGAGACGACGACCGAGGAGATCATCGAAACCGAAGCCGCACCGGAGCCCGCAGGCGAGCAGACCGCCGAGGCGCCAGAGACGGACGAGGACGCGATCGAAGACGAGGTCACCGTCACCGTTGGCGACGAACCGCCGCCAGAGCCACCCGCCGAGGAGAAAGACCCTCGGCTCGTGAACAAGCTGCGGAAGCTCCTGCGCGAGCAGGAGCGCAAGGTCAGGGAATACGAGAACAAGCTGAAGGCAACCGCGCCGGTCGAGAACAAGCCGCCGACGCTCGGGCCGAAGCCGAAGCTCGAAGACCACGACTACGACGCCGAGAAGTTCGAAGCTGCACTCGCGACATGGTTCGAGACGAAGCGCACCGCTGACGAGCACGCGCGACGGGCGAAGCAGGCCGAAGAGGAGCAGCAAGCCGCATGGCAGGCGAAGCTGGAGGGCTACCAGAAGGCGAAGGCGACCCTCCGCGTGCGCGACTACGAGGAGGCCGAATCGGGCGTCCTCGAGGCGCTGAACGTCACGCAGCAGGGCATCATCGTCTCGGGAGCCGACAACCCCGCGATCGTCACCTACGCCATCGGCAAGGACTCGAAGAAGCTCAAGGAACTTGCCGCCATCACCGACCCCGTGAAGTTCGCCTTCGCGGTGGCCAAGCTGGAGACGCAATTGAAGGTCACGCCCCGCAAGCCGAACACAAGCCCCGAACCGACGGTGAAGAGCTCCGCTCGTCTTTCCGGCGGCTCGGCAGACCAAGTCCTCGAACGCCTCGAGGAAGAAGCAGACCGAACCGGCGACCGCTCGCGCGTCGTCGCGTACAAGGCGAAGCTCCGCTCGCAGGCGAAGAAGTAATTTTCCACCACAAGGATTCCGACAATGGCCAACGCATTCAGCAAGGAAGAGAAAGTCGCGTTCGATCAGCTCCTCGAGGGCTTCAACGACGCGCTCGTGATGTCGCGCAACGTCTCGATCTACAACTACAACCAGACGGACGCGGCCCGCACGACGGCGATGCCGGGCGGCCCCGTCCCCCCGATCGGCGGCGGCTCGAACTTCGGCACCGTCTGGCGCCCGCAGCCGTACATCATGACCTCGGTGCAGAGCACGCCCGGCATCGGCATCACCTTCGCCGACAAGACGCAGCTCACGGTCCCCGCGAGCATCACGACCGTCCGCACCTCGGCGTGGGCGATGAACTCCGTCGAGCTCCGCGACGCGCTTCAGGAGGGCCGTCTCGCGGCGGGCGCGAACCAGAAGCTCGCCTCCGACATCAACGTGGCCGTCATGCAGGCGGCAACCGGCCTCGGCTCGCTTGTCGTCCCGATCGGCACCCCGGCGGGCTCGTTCGACGACATCGCGCTTTGCGATACCCTCATGAACGAAACCGGCGTCATGGGCGACAGCCGTTACCTCTCGCTCTCGAGCCGTTCGTACAACGGCCTCGCGGGCAACGTGGTTGGCTCGACCCGCTCCTTCGGCGCGAACAACCGCTCCGACAAGGCGTTCGAGCGCGCGTACGTCGGCATGGTCTCGTCCTTCGAGACGTACAAGCAGGATTATGCGCTTCGCCTCACGGGCAACACGCAGGTCGTCGGCGCTGCGACGATCGCGACGAACGGCGCGCAGGCGAATTTCGAGCCGAAGGCGACCGACACCTCCGTCGCTGGCGTGCTCAACGTCGACAACCGCTTCCAGACCGTGACCGTGAACGACGGCACGCTCTTCAACGTGGGCGACGCCTTCTCGATCGAGGGCATCGAGGCGGTGCACCTCATCACGAAGCAGCCGACCGGTCAGCCGAAGACGTTCCGCGTCGTCAAGATCGTCGGCAACAGCGTGACGATCACCCCGCCGATCATCAGCGCCGACAACGCGCCGACCGAGGCCGAGCTCCAGTACAAGAACTGCGAGCGCGCGGGCGCCGGTCTCGCCGCCGCGCAGATCACCTTCCTCAACACGGCGACCGCCGACCTCAACTGCTTCTGGCACAAGTCGGCGATCGAGCTCCTCCCCGGTCGCCTCGCGATCCCCGAGAACGCCGGCGTCGCCGTCATGCGCGCGTCGACGGACCAGGGCCTCGAGGTCGTGATGCAGAAGCAGTTCAACATCGCGAGCAGCCTCACGGAGTACCGTCTCGACGTGCTCTTCGGCACGACGGTCCTGAACACCGAGATGTGCGGCATCCTGCTCTTCGGGCAGTGAAAACCAGCCATTCGGCGAAAGGAGGAGCGGCTTCGGTCGCTCCTTCTTTTTTCGTTTCGGCGTGCTACCGTGCGAGCCATGCCACTCGTCAAGGGTTACTCGCAGAAGTCCGTCTCGAAGAACATCAAGACCGAGATGAAGAGCGGCAAGCCGCAGAAGCAGGCCGTCGCCATCGCGCTCTCGACCGCCCGCAAGGCGAAGAAGGCGGCGAAGTGATCGGTGAAATCTCCGTCTACGTCTTCCGCAAGGCGAACGGGCGCATCGTCTCCGAGCGCGTCTTCGACCGCGCGACGCTCGACAAGCGCCTCGCTCACGGATGGTCGACCTCTCGCGACGGCGGCGCGCCGAAGCCCGAAGCCGACAGCGTCGCTCCCGTTCCCGTCGCCGATCCTGAGCCGCCCCCGGCAGACGTGACCGACGACGCGCCCCTGACGCGCGCGGAGCTCGAGGCGAAGGCCGCGGAGCTCGGGCTGAAGGTCGACGGGCGATGGAGCGATCGCCGTCTCATGGCGGAGCTGACGAAGGTGCTCGAGGGCTGACATGGGCTACACGAAGCGGCAGTACATCGAGGAGGCGTTCACGGAGCTCGGTCTCGCCGACTACGTGTTCAACCTGACGGCGCAGGAGCTCGCGACCGCGCTGCGTCGCCTCGACACGATGATGGCCGAATGGAACGCCCGCGGCATCCGGCTCGGCTACCCGCTTCCCCTCTCGCCTCAGCAGAGCGACCTCGACGAGCAGACGGGCGTGCCCGACCGCGCGAACGAGGCGATCATCACGAACCTCGCGATCCGCATCGCGCCCTCCTACGGCAAGCAGCCGCTCCCCGGCACGCTCTCGACCGCGCGCGAAGCGTACGGCGCCGTCGTCGCGATCGCGGCGCAGCCGAACGAGATGCAGCTCCCGCACACGATGCCCGCGGGCGCGGGGAACAAGCCCTGGACGTACCAGGGAAACCCGTTCCTCCCGCGCCCCGCAGAGCCGGTGCTCGCGGGCCAAGACGGCCCGATCGATTACGAGTAGTTCACGACGCACGAAGCGCACGCACGCAGGAACGCCATGCCGACGATTAACCAACTCTCGCAGCTCAACGTCCTTTCGGGCGCCGATCAAATTCCCGTGTACTCCGCAAGCAACGGAGACGCGCGGAAGGCTTCGCTGACGACGCTCCTCGACTACTTCGAGACGACGTTCGCCTCGCCGGAGTACGTCACGCAGTACGCCTCGCCGAACGTGAACGGCTTCGTCGTCAACGTTGCGAGCACGACACAATCGACGTGGCTCCTCCTCACGCCGACGACGTCGCTCGCGACGGGCACCATCGTCCTCCCCGCGGCGGCGAGCATCCCCGACGGGCTCGAGGTGCTCGTCTACTCGTCGCAGAACATCGCGACGCTCACGATCTCGCTCAACGGCGCGACGGCGGTTAACGGGGCGCCGGTCGGCGTCTACGCGGGCGCCTCCTTCATCGTGCGCTTCGACAAGCTCTCGAATGCTTGGTGGACGGTGCAGCAGGCGACGACGAGCTACGCGCAGGGCAGCTGGACGCCCGTCCTCGTCAACGGCGTGGTCGTCGGCACCGTCACCTTCACGGGCCGGTGGACGCTCATCGGGCGTCAGGTCACCGTCGAGATCTTCATCGAGACCGCCGCGGCGTCGCAGCTCACGTTCGCCGCTGGATTCGACTGGTGGACCGGCCTCCCGGCCTTCGTCGAGCCGCCGAACGGCCCGAACGTCATCGCAAACGGCCCTCGAAACGCGACCTTCACGACGTCTTCGCTGCTCATCTACAACGCCACCCCAGGCCCCGGGCTCATCGCATCCCTTGGCCCCGGCAACACGACGATCCCAGGCGTACCGGGCGACTCGAAGACGCTCTTCACCGCGACGTACACCATTTGACGGAGCCTCGACCTCATGAGCTACTACCTGCAAGCCTTCGCGCCCGCTTTCGGAAACGGGCTCCCCCTCTCGCCCGGCGTCGCGAGCGCTACGACGGCCTTCCCGAACAACTCGAACGCCGTCGAGCTTACGAACCTCGGCACGACGCGCGTCTCCGTCGCCTTCGGTGAGACGAACGCCATCACCGCGACGCTCAATGGCGACTACACGATCCTTCCCGGCATGAAGGTCGTCGTGACGAAGAACCGGGCGCACCAGTTTATCGCGCACATCAGCAGCGCGGCGGGCGGCTCGCTTCACATCATCCCCGGCGAGGGCTTCTGAGATGGCACTTCGAGCACTCCAAGGCCCTTCAAGCGGTCCCCCCGTCGGCGGCTCCGGCACCATCAACACGATCCCCCGCTGGACGGGCGCGACTCCGTCGACGACGTTAGGGGATAGCGGGCTCATCGACGATGGGACGCAAATCTACACGACAACGCGCGACGTCGGCATCGGCACGGCGGCGCCGGTTGGCCGCGCAGACGTTGCGGGCACAAGCGTCAACCAACTCGCATGGGGCCTGCTCTCCGTCCGATCCAACGACGCGCAGGGCGCAGACAAGGGCGGTTCAATCGCGTTTGGTGGCATCTATGATGCGTCCAACGCGACGCATTGGGCGCAGATTAGTGGTCGCAAAGAGAACGGCACGGGCGGCCAGTACGGCGGATATATCGCGTTCGCGACGCGCACGAACGGCGCGGGCGCGAACGCCGAACGCGCCCGCATCGACTCGTCGGGCAACGTCGGCATCGGCACGGCGGCGCCGGAGGCAAGACTCCACGCGCTTGCATCTGCAACATATGCAATCTTTGCAAGCACGAGCAACACCGGATACGTCGAATTCCGCCATACCACGTCAACGAGCGCAGGGTACGTTGGAACGGGCTCGTCCATTTTGACGGGCGCAGCGAACAACGACGTTATCGTACGAAGCGAAGGATCGGGCGGCGCGGTCAAATTTGCGACGAATGGTAACAACCTGCGCGCGAGCGTAACGGATACCTCGCTCGACATCTCGTCCACCTTCGGCTACGGCCTCAAACTCCCCGCCACGCCGGGCAACACCAACCCAAATACGCTCGATGCGTATGAAGACGGCGGAACGGCTGGAAGCGGTGGAAAGACGTGGACGATTGCCGATAGCAGCGGAGCAGGCCTCGCCCTGGCTGTCGCTTCGTGCCAATACATTCAGATTGGAAAACTGGTCACGATCTGCGTGGATGTGACGTTTCCAGTAACCGCGAGCGGCGCGAATGCCAGCCTCACACTGCCCATTGGCGCGACGGTTAACTGGCACGCGGGGACGGTATCGTTTCAGAGCGTTGGAGGCGGCGGTCTGGCCGAATTGACCGTTATGTGCAACGGAGCCGAGATTGCTTTTTACGCAGGCACAACGTCGGCGCGGCAAACCAACGCAAACCTGTCGAACAAACGCATAATTTTTGCAATCACATACTTCACCTCTCAGTGAGGCTCACCATGCACGCCATCATCGAACCCGTTCCTGCATTCCCACAGCCCGCCGTGGGCCTCCTCATCGCCAACGTGACCGTGTTCCCCGGCTCCCGCGCCGGGTGGGTCTGGCAGCTCGTTGACGCCGCGAAGGCGACGGTGGGCACCGGCCAGATTGCCATCGAGGGCGACGCCTACGCCGCCTGGGGCACGGACGACGCCTACCTCTACACGTACACCGCGACCGCGCTCGGCTTGACCATCGTCGAGATCGTGCCCGACGCGCCTCCCGCCCCGCCCGCTCCCGA